GCTTTAATATTAGGCACAGACAAACTTCTTAAGTGGGAAATGGCCAAGAATATGATTAGACCTAAAAGTGATTACACTAAGGTTAAAATGAATTATTCTATAGTAGCACCAAGAATGTATAATGGTAAAATTGAATCATTAGTTAGTAGAACAACTGGTTTTGCTGATATGATTCAGCTTACACATTTAAAGCTACAGCAGGTAATGTCACGTATGATACCAGATGGTATATACTTAGATGCTGATGGTTTAGCTGAAATAGATTTAGGTAACGGAACAAACTATAATCCACAAGAAGCTTTAAACATGTTCTTTCAAACAGGTTCTGTTATTGGTAGATCAATGAATGAGCTTGGCGAAGGAAATCCTGGTAGAGTACCTATACAAGAAATAGCTAGTGGAAGTGGTGGTCAGAAACTACAGGCGCTTATAGGTAATTACAACTACTATCTACAGATGATACGTGACGTCACCGGACTTAACGAAGCTAGAGATGGTAGTATGCCAGATAAAAACGCTTTAGTAGGTGTGCAAAAGCTTGCTGCTGCAAACTCTAACACTGCTACTAGACATATATTACAGTCTGGTCTATTTTTAACATCTCAAGTTGCAGAGTGTTTATCTCTTAGAATATCTGATATTATAGAGTACTCACCAACTAGAGACGCGTTCATACAATCTATAGGCGCTCACAACGTTGCTACGCTAGAAGAAATGTCAAATCTACACTTATATGACTTTGGTATATTCTTAGAGTTGTCGCCAGACGAAGAAGAAAAAGCATTATTAGAGAATAATATCCAAATGGCTTTATCTGCTAATCTTATAGAGCTTTCAGATGCTATAGATCTTAGAGAGATTAGAAATATAAAGCTAGCTAATCAATTGTTAAAAATAAGAAGACAAGAGAAGTTAGAGCGTGATCAAATGATGCAACAGCAAAACATGCAAGCTCAAGCACAAGCTAACGCTCAGTCGCAACAAGTGGCGGCTCAAGCTGAAATGCAGAAGAATCAAGCAATGACTCAATCTCAAATACAATTAGAGCAAGCTAAGTCTGAACTTAAGATGCAGCAGATGATGCAAGAAGTCGAGGTTAAAAAACAACTTATGGATCACGAGTTTTATATAAACTACACTTTAAAGCAGATGGAAGTTGATGCGTTAAAAGGTAGAGAAAAAGAAAAAGAAGATCGCAAAGATGAAAGAACTAGAATACAAGCCTCACAACAAAGTGAGCTTATAGATCAAAGAAAAGCAGGTAAGCCTCCTAAAAAGTTTGAATCTGCCGGTAATGATATACTCGGAGGTGGATTTAACTTAGGATCGTTTGAACCTAGTTAAACACTTAATTTTTTATATTTTATATTATGGAACAAGAATTAGAAAACGTTGAGGAAACTCAACAAACAGAAGAAACTAAATTTGAATCTGCTGGAGACGATAGCGTTTATAAAGTAGATTTAAGCAAACCACCAACACAAGATGAAAAACCAGAAGAAACAGAGGAAGCTCCAACAAGTGAGGCTGACGACTCAGGAGTGGCTGGAGGGGATGAAAGTACCCCAACCGCAGAGGAACAAGAAGAAGTACAAACGGAAGGAGAAGTACAAGAAGAACTACCAGTACTAGAAGAAGTAGTAGAAGAGGAAGTTGAAGAGACGGTGGAGGCTGTAGAAGAAGCGATAGCTGAAGCAGAAGCTACTGGTGAGCCTTTACCTGAAAACATTCAAAAGTTAGTAGACTTTATGAATGAAACTGGCGGAGACATTAACGACTACGTGAGATTAAATCAGGATTATTCAGATATGGATAATCTTACAGTTTTGCAAGAGTTTTACAAGCAAACAAAACCTCACTTAGATGCAGAAGAAAGAGCTTTCTTAATGGAAGAAAACTTTTCTTTTGATGAAGAAGTTGATGATGAAAAAGATATTAGAAAAAAGAAAATAGCCTTAAAAGAGCAAGTTGCCGAGGCTAAAGCCTACTTAGACGGGCAAAAGTCTAAATATTACGATGAGATTAAAGCTGGTTCAAAACTAACTGCTGAACAGCAGAAAGCAATGGATTTCTTTAATCGATATAACAAAGAGTCAGAGGAGACTCAAGCTAAAGCTAAAAAGCTTAATGATGTATTTAATAATAAAACTGAAAATGTTTTCAACGACAAGTTCAAAGGTTTTGAATATAACGTCGGAGATAAAAAATACAGATTTAACGTTAAAAATGCTAATGAAGTAAAAGGTACTCAAAGCGACATTAATAACTTTGTCAAAAAGTTTTTGAACGAAGATGGAACAATGTCAGACGCTAAGGGTTATCACAAATCGCTTTATACAGCAATGAACGCAGATGCTATAGCTCAACATTTCTACGAACAAGGTAAGGCCGATGCTTTAAAAAATAGTATAGCTAAATCTAAAAATATAGATATGGCACCACGTCAAAATCATAAAGAGTTTGAGGCTGGTGGAGTTAAAGTTAGAGTTTTAGGTGATGATTCTTCTGATTACAAGTTTAAAATTAGAAAAAGAAAATAATTTATTTAACGCTTAAAATTTATTTAAAATGGCAATTACTAGAGGAGCTCAGACTCGTGGCGCTGCGGTACAAGCAGTTACATCTGAGAATTATTTAGACATCCAAAACAATGGATGGGCACAGCAATATTTGCCTGATTTGATGGAAAAAGAAGCAGAAGTTTTCGGTAAGAGAACTATCTCTGGTTTCCTTTCTCAAGTTGGTGCAGAAGAAGCTATGTCTGCTGATCAAGTTATTTGGTCAGAACAAGGAAGATTACACTTATCTTATATCTGTGACATGGTAGACGTTACAGCAAGTACTATCAACATCTTAACTGATATTGACGGTGTTGCTCAAACTACTACTCACGGTATTCGTGTAGGTGATATGGTATTGATCTCAGGTGGAGGTCAAACAGTTACAGCTCGCGTAAGCGTTGCTGCTGCTGCTAACCAAACTATTACAGTAGAACCTTATGGTTTTGCAGAAATGACAAACGCTGGTTTCGTTAACGGAGACAACGCTTGTACTATTTTAGTGTTTGGTTCTGAATATGCAAAAGGAACAGCTTATTTAGGTGCTCGTTCTAACGAACCACAGTTCACTACTTTCACTAACAAGCCTATCATCATGAAAGACATGTATGAGGTTTCAGGATCTGATGTTGCTCAAATTGGTTGGGTAGAAGTTTCTGGTGAAGATGGACAAAATGGATACTACTGGTATTTGAAAGCTGAAGGTGATACTCGCGCTCGTTTTACTGATTACTGTGAAATGGCACTAGTTGAAGCTGAATTAGTTGATGCTGCTTCTACTATCGCTCTACCTACTGATGGTGGTGCTGGAACTGCAGGTACTGAAGGTTTATTCGCTGCTATTACTGCTAGAGGTCACCAAACTTCTGGTGTTACTGGTGTTAATTCTGCTACTGACCTTGCTGAGTTTGACTTAATCTTAGCTGAATTCGATCGTAACGGTGCTATTGAAGAAAATATGTTATTTGTAAATAGAGCTACCGCTCTTGCGATTGATGACATGTTAGCTTCTATGAACTCTCACGGAGCTGGTGGTACTTCTTACGGAGTATTTGACAACTCTGAAGATATGGCATTAAACTTAGGATTCTCTGGATTCCGTAGAGGTTCTTATGACTTCTATAAGTCTGACTGGAAATACTTGAACGACTTATCTACTCGTGGTGGTGTTAACCTTACTGCTACAGGTGGAGAAGCTATTCGTGGTGTTATTATCCCAGCTGGTGTATCTTCGGTTTACGATCAAGCATTAGGAAAGAACCTTAAACGTCCTTTCTTACACGTTCGTTACCGTGCTTCACAAATGGAAAGTAGAAAGATGAAAACATGGATCACTGGTTCTGTTGGAGCTGCTACTAGCGATTTAGATGCAATGACTGTGAACTTCTTAACTGAAAGATGTTTAGTTACTCAAGGTGCTAACAACTTTATGTTAATGAACTAACATATTATTTAAGGTCGAGGGCTTCGGTCCTCGATCTTTTATTTTTAATTTTTTATTATATTTTATATTATGGCAAAGAAACAAAACAAAAAGGTAGAGGTGGAAGAGCCTCAAGTATCAGCGGCAAACGAAATGATTGAAGTTGCTGTTGAAACACCTAAGGTACAAGCTAAACCAAAAGCTAAAAAAGATACTTGGGAGATAAAGGATAGAACGTATCTTTTAACACGTGGTAAAAAACCATTAAGTAAGTCTATTAAAAGTTGTGACATACATTGGTTTGACGAAGAAAAAGGCTACGAAAGAGAATTGAAATATTGTTCTAACCAAAGAACAATGTTTGTAGATGAAATGAAAGGTGATCAAAGGTTAGAGCATATTGTTTTTAGAAACGGTGTTTTATATGTTCCTAGAGAAAAAACTATTCTACAAAAACTTTTATCTTTATATCACCCGATGAGAGATAAAATCTATGAAGAGCTAAAACCACAAGTAGAAGCTGCTAACCAAGTTGAGATTATCGAAATGGAATTAGAAGCTTTAAACGCGGCTGTAGGCTTAGATATTGATATGGCAGAAGCTGTAATGCGTGCAGAAATAGGTTCTAAAGTATCAGAGATGAGTTCTAAGGAACTTAAAAGAGATTTACTAGTGTTTGCAAAGAAAAACCCAGGTTTATTCTTAGAGCTAGTAAATGATGATAATGTTCAATTAAGAAACTTTGGTATCAAAGCAACTGAAATGAATATTATCAAGTTATCTCAAGATCAACGTACATTTACTTGGGGATCTAACGATAGAAAACTAATGACTGTACCGTTTGACGAGCATCCTTATTCAGCTTTAGCCTCTTGGTTTAAAACTGACGAAGGAATGGAGGTATACTCCAACATAGAAAAACGCCTAAACGCGTAATCACTATATAGTAGAGCAGCCACTCTGTTATAGGGTGGTTGCTTTAACTATAAAACAAAACATAATGGCAGTTAATATAAATACAGTTTATCAAAGAGTTTTGGCAATTGCCAACAAAGAACAAAGAGGTTATATTACTCCTCAAGAATTTAATATACTTGCCAATCAAGCTCAGATGGATATATTTGAGCAATACTTTTACGACACAAATCAATTTAAAAGAGTTCCTGGTAACAATACAGTAGACTCTGATATGCTTAGGGTTTTAGATGAAAAACTTGCGCCGTTTAAGTCAACAACTATTTTAACAGATAACTCTGAAGAGATAACTCAGTCGACGTTTGAATCTGGATCTGTTGATGCTTCTTGGAACGATTCTACAGGAAACAACTCTGTAGCTAGTGTAGTAGCTGACGCCAACAACAATTATACCCCTAGTCTAAAGCTTATAAACGATGGATCTAATTCTGATCCTGATGTTTTTGCTTCTTTAACTTTAAGTACTTCTACAAGATATAGATTAACAGTAGATGTATCTTACGCTAACGATCCTGACGGCGCTGGTGACTGGGTAGGAATGAAATTACAAGCTAGACCTTCTACTAGCAGTATTGATGGTGTTACTTTAAAAGATCTTCAAGTAGAAACTGGCGGTAGCTACTCTATGGATTTTGATGTTTTAGATGATGAAGGCCTTGGTTCTGCTACAGAACTTTATTATATTTTTGTAGGTTTAGACGAATCTACTCAAGATAATACTGAAATTCATTTTTCTAAAATATCAGTTAGCGCTATAGATAATAAAACTTTACCAACAGATCTCTATAGAATAAAAAACGTATATATAAACGAATTTACTACTGGAAAAAACTATGAGTGCTCTTATTTAACAGAGTTTGAGGCTAAGATGAGAGACAACAGTCCTTTAACTACCCCAACAAAAACTAGACCTGTCTTTTATAGAAGCTCTGCTACGGAAATAACAACGCTACCAGATGTTGCTACAGTTGGATCTGATAGAGTTTACGTAGTATATATTAAAAAACCAGTGGAAGTTAAATGGGGTTATGCTGTTATTCAAAACGAAGCATTATATAATTCAGGCACATCAGTTGATTTTGAGTTGCACGCTTCTGAAGAGGTTAATCTAGTTCACAGAATACTTAAGCTTGCTAGCATTATGATGAAAGACGCTTCTCTATATCAAACGTCTTTACAAGAAGAAACAATAGATATTCAACAGGAAAAACAATAGTAAATGGGTTTATTAGACGGAACAACTGGATCAGCGTATTATAATGGTAGTGATTTTGGTAACTATCAATTTACTTCTTTAGACGATGTTATAACTCAATTTATGGTGGCTTACGTCGGAGAAGATAAGATAATACCTAAAATGAATAGAATTGACGTAGCGTTCTTTGCTCAAAGAGCTTTACAGGAATTAAGCTTTGACACTTTTAAATGTACTAAAGCTTACGAAGTAGAAGTTCCTGCTACGTTAAAAATGCCTTTACCTCAAGATTATGTTAACTATGTTAAGCTTTCTTGGAGTGACAACTCTGGTATACAACACGTAATATATCCAGCTATAAATACTAGCAACCCTTCTAATCTAGCACAGACTACAGATGGTGCTTCTCCTTATTACACTTTTACTAATAACGAGTTAGTATTAACTACAGAGTCTGATACGTCTACAAACTATGCCGCTAACACTCCTGTTGAAAATCAAGACGATTATGATGATGATGATTATGATCACCTAATAGGTCAAAGATACGGATTAGATCCACAGTACTCTCAAAACAACGGATCTTTTTACATAGACGATATTAGAGGTTTTATACACTTCAGTTCTAATATTTCTGGTAAAACTGTAATATTAAAATACATAAGTGATAGCCTTGGAACTGATGCTGAAATGCAGGTTCACAAGCTTGCTGAAGAAGCTATGTATAAAAATATAGCTTACGCGATAGTTTCTACAAGAGCTAACATGCCTCAAAACATAGTAATGAGATTGCGTAGAGAAGCTTTCGCTGCTAAACGCCAAGCAAAACTTAGACTATCAAATATTAAATTAGAAGAGATTACTCAAGTACTAAGAGGTAAATCTAAACATATAAAACACTAGTCAATGCCTGAGTTGAAAAGAAATTTCCTTAAAGGTCGCATGAACAAAGACCTTGACGAGCGTCTTATATCCAATGGCGAATATAGAGATGCATTAAATATTCAAGTATCTACATCAGAAGGTTCCAACGTCGGAACTGCTCAAAACGTAAAAGGTAACCTAAAGGTAGGAGTTGATGCTGGATTTTCAGCTCAAGCAAATGTTGTTAGGCTAGGCGTTCCAACAGCTCTTGGTTTAAGTGATTTTGAAGCTGTATCTTTATCTGGATTTGAAACACAACTTAGAAATATAGACAGCGCTAACACTGTTGGTTCTTTCAAACATCAAACAACTGGTAAGGTTTACAACTTCGTAAACAACGCTGTTGACTTATATACTAGTAATAATATATCTCCTGGGGAAGCTGCTGCTTCGTTAACGCCTTATGGATACGATAACGACATGAGTCCAGAATCAACATACTCAGGTACTGGAACTAGAAAAGAAGGTATACGATATGACGCTATATTTGAATATACTCCTTCTGTAAATGATGACGAAGGCACGTATAAAACAATATTTAGAGATGTTTATGAAGTTAGATTCGCTCCTCAAAATACAGCATATTTTACCTTAAACGCAGCTGGCGTAGCAACAGATGTTATTGTAAAAGCTCCAATGCACCTTGGTGCAACTGAAGAACTTGCCACTGACAACATTATAAGTGGTTTTCCAACAGAAACATGTACAGATGAAAACGGCAATACTTATGTTAAGGCTCTTGGAGTAAAAAAAGGTATGAGGGCTAAGTGTATAGGTCCTAATGGAGATGATCTATGGGGCTTTTCTGAGGTTAGAGTAACAGACGTTCCTCTACTAAATTCTTTTTACTTTGAAGGTAGAGGCGCAGTTATTATAACTTCTTTATCTAACGAAGTTCACTATAATACAGAAATTAGAAACGCTGGGTACGTCATTCAATTTACATCTGACAGGGTTTTAAATTTTGAATCTGGAAATAAAGAAGTAGAAACAAATACTACAGCTCAAAATTCTACGTTTACTCCTAAGAACAAGATAATAACAGGTATAAACATAATAGATGATTTATTATTTTTCACAGACGGTAGAACAGAGCCGAAAAAAATAAATATAAAAAGATCTTTAGAAGGAACTGACCAAAAAAAATATTCTCACACTAGATTAGAGAAAAGTATTTATTCAACACCAGTTTCAGAAGAGCATGTTACCGTAATCAAAAAGAATCCCACAACACCACCCCTTGTAGAATTAAAAAATACAATTACAAGATCAGGGGATGTTTACATGGAAGCTAACAATGGTATATACGACGGTGAAAGCGTTGGTACCAATGGTAACGTTAATGCTTTAGCTTATTACTCTGAAGCAACAACATCTATAGTAAGATCTTACACTGGAAATAATTCAGATTCTTTAGACTTCGTGGGAGGCTTACTTGCTTTTGTAAAAGCTAACGGTGACCCAAACCAGCCTGGCGACCAAAAATATATATATTTAGACGAAGGTAATGTTCACTGGAGGCCTAATGATGAAATAAAGCTTACCGGGCTTACCACTGGATCTGTTGTTACTGTTAGAATTAGGTTAAACGCAAACGGTACCGCTAGAAGGTGGAGCGAAGGAGGGATTTTTCGTAGAATGAATGTAGAGGTTGTAGCAAACGATCCTAACACTGTTTTCAATCAACAAGGAGAAATATGGTTTGGAGAGTTAGCCGACAGTTCTAGTAAGAACTTTTACGATGAAAAGTTTGTCTCTTTTGCATATAGATATAAATATATAGATGGAGAAATTTCTTGTATATCTCCATATTCTACGCCAGCTTTCTTACCAGGTAGATATTCGTACAATTCTCTTCAGGCTGCTAACGAGGGTATGGAGAATAATATAGACTCTATAGTTTTGAAAAACTTCGTACCTTCTAATATTTCTGAAAACGTACAAGAAATACAATTATTGTATAGAGATCACGAGTTTGATACTACACACATATTCAAAACCGTTGAAAAAGGAGAGTATGATTTTACATATAGTTCCTATGACTCAGAAGGAAATTATTCTCCTCAAGCAAAAGGTTGTATTACTATAAATACAGAACTATTTGGTCAGATGATACCGGTGTTGCAGTTAGACAGAATATTTGATGATGTTCCTATAAGCGCTAGAGCTCAAGAGTTTTCTGCTGGTAGGTTGATGTTTGGAAACTATATTAAAGATTACAACATAACAAATCCTTTTGGAGAAAAAATACAACCTAGTTTAAATTATACTTTAGGCACTAATGAGTTTCAAACTTTAGATATTAGTTACTCTAAAACAGGGTTTTTAAAATCTAACGCTACTGAACACCGAGGTAATGTGTTAAATGAGTTTGATGACAGTGGTGATCCTGTAATACGAAATTATCAGTCTTTAGAGGGTAGCACTTTAAAAGGTCTTATTGACACAGATATGGGTGGCACAGCCGCAAACGGTGAAGGATTAATAAGCAATCATAAAATAAGTGGTGGTTTAGAAAGAATACCTAATATACTTGTAAATAGTATTCCTGAACTAAATGATGACAATAGCGATACTACTTCTAGTGATGGTAAACCAACAAAAGCTCATTGGCCAATAGGAACTTGGAGTGAAGCTCCTAATCAAGGTGATTTAGATTTTGGAAGTGGTCACTATCCTGAAATAAACGGTTTATTAAACAACGAGGCTATTTTAATAGATAAAAATGATATAAGAGCTAACTACGATTTAAAAGACCAGCTTGATAATGGTAGTAGCTGGTATAACCAAGCCGTGAATATAATTGAGGGTGTAAACGACTTTAACAACCCAAAGTGGTGGGGAAGATGGAAGTTTAAAATAAACTTTAGCGATGAGCTTATTGACGCTGGAAATATTTTTTCTACTAATGTTATAACGCCTGAGGGTGTTGAAGAAGTAGACTTTGATTCTACTTGTGACATATCAACTTCTATGGCTAAGCTAGATACTACTGGAACTTGGAAGATAAGAACACATTGTAGCTTTAAGTGTAGTAGAGCGTTAGCCGATTATTTCCCAGGCGATGGGACCAATCATTCCAGATGGGGAATTTTTAAAGAACATCCGGCTAGACTAGCTATTTACAGATGTGACGACAATGGAGTGCCATTTGGATTACCTTTAGCTTATTCTGCTTGGAACACGGCTGGAGGTAGAACCAATCAAATGGGTGACATAAATGATCCTAAAGTAGAGTACAACATGCCTTTCAGCGGGCAAGGAGCCGCAGGTCAAGTTAATACACAGACAGACTTTGAAGGTAATGAAAGTAATATAACATATAGTGGAATTTTAAACAACGAAGGAACTTCATATTCAACTGCAAATAAAGCTTTTAGAGGTCTTTACTTAGAAGCAGATATAATTTGCCAAGAGGCAGATGATATAACTCAACAAAATGTAATTGCTAAAAACACTAATATATGTGTTTGTATGGAAGTTGAGCCAATAGGTTATTCTTATTTTGAAGGATCAGTTGGTGATTGGACAAATCCTTGGAATGGCGTTGATGATTTTTTATCTGGTCTTGATACAATTGTTTGCGGCGAGGGACTAGAAAACCAACCTATAGTATTCTGTAGTATTAATGATACTTCTGAAGGAGAAGGATTCGGTGCTTATGTTAATAGTAATATTCCTAACGATTTTGAAATACCAGAAGGAACTTATAAATATATAAAAGGTAACGCTAGGTTTAGAATAATACAATCACCTTTATCCGATGTCGAAGTTTCAGCTACCCCAGCTAAACCTTCTGTAAAATCTAATAGATCTTACCAAGTAGGATATGCTTACATAGACAAGTACGGTAGAGAGTCTTCTATATTAGTAGATGAAGACTCTTTCATAAGCATACCTAATAGTAATTCTAAAAACTTCAACGCTATAGGCGTTAATATAACTTCTGAATTTCCTATTTGGGCTAAATACTACAAGTATTATATTAGAGAGATAACTGATAGATTTTATAACGTAGCTGTACATAAAATGTACGACAACAATGATGCTGGTGGTAGTGTATTTGCTTGGCTTAGTTTTAACAGCGCTGAGATAAACAAAATACAACTAAACGATAAACTTTTAGTAAAGAAAAAACACGGATCTAATGAGTTTTTAAATGAAAGAGTTGTTACTAGGGTTGTAGATATTTCTAACCAAGTTCCTGTGGGTAGTGATGGA